GAAGTCTCGCACCTACTCCAGATCCAAGCCTTGATCGTTCTGACCCGCCCTGGGTGCAGCGAGGAGGAGCGACGAATCATGGAGGATTCGATGCTTACGATCCGTAGTACAATCGAAGATATCGAGTACCTCACATACTGACCAAAGGAGTTCACGATGGGAATCAGATCGAGCAAGCAGAAGGCGGAAGCATCACAGGCTGAATCGGCAAAGGCAGCAACAGCGCCGGAGGCTTCTGGCGGCGACATCAAGAACGCCGAGCACTTCGGGGCCAGCCGGCGAGCCAGCAAGCCCCAAATCATCGAGTCATGGATCACCGCGATCGGCATGGTCGAGAGCATGGCCGAGGAGTGCGGTTTCCTTGAGGTCGCCGGCATCACCCACGACGGGGGCGATCATCGGATCTACATCAAGGGATGGGGCAACAAGAGCCAACTCCTAGGCATACTTGATCGGATCTGGATCGACCTAGAAAGCCTGGCCGGCCGATCGTCGGCATCGCTCGGGATCTAGGCTTTGGAAAACGGCGAGTGGATCACGCCACTGCCCCCCGTCGAGGCTGACGGTATCATCGCGTACATCCACAATGGCGAACTAAGAGAGACCCGGACCTCGCGGCGGGTGGATGCTGGCATCGAGAGCGCGCACGCCAAGGGCTGACATGTTCAAGATTCCCCCAGAGATCAAGATCGAGATCGGTCCACGGCTCTCGCGCGTCCTGGGCCTGTTCCTCGTGCTGAGCTTTATCCTTAGCCTGATCGTGCTCTGGGCTCTGAGTGGGGCGGTTGTCGAATTGTGGGGCGGTCTCTGATCTTGACCTGCTGAGCGACGTCTGCTCTACGCCCGTACACTGTCTACAGCCAACAAGGACGGAGGCTCTAGATGCAGGATTTCATTCTCCCGATCATCGCTGCGGCAGTCAGCGGCGGCGCAGTCTCGGCCTTCGTCGTGGGGCTCTTCAATCAAAGCAAGACGGCTGCACAGACAAAGGGGATAGACGCGGACACGGAGATCAAGCTCTCCGGCGTCGCCCTGGAGTTCGTCGCCAAGCTCCGCGCCGAGCTGGAAGCCCAATACTCGGTCCATGAGCGGGCGATCAAGGAGCTCAGCGCAAGAGTTGAGCACCTAGAGCAAGAGAAGAGCGATCTTGAGATTGAGAACGACCGGCTGATTGGCGAGATGCACGCTTGCCGAATAGAGATCGACAGGCTCAGGGAAGCGGCCGGATGAGCACCGAGCTAGCCGACCTCATGGCGGAGCTCGAGGAGGCGGAGCGGTTCGAGCAGGAGCTCCAGCGGTACACCAACTCGGTCCCGAGCAGCAAGTACCAGCCCCACGACCACGGGCAACTCCAGTTTCACCTTGCCGACCACATGCACCGATGGCTCTACCCTGGCAACGGGTTCGGCAAGACGCGGGCGATGGCCGAGGAGTTCAACGCCTATTGCACGCACTCCAACCGATGGAAGCGGACGCCCAAGTGGCCCGTGATTTGTATATGGTGGGCCCAGCAATACGACCAGTTCGAGCTTCTCAAGCCTCAGATCGAGGAGGAGACCATCGGCGATCAGGCCGTATGGATCGAGTCAAAGCACCATTATCTCTACCCGGACGGGTCCAAGTGGTACGTCCTCAGCTGCGATCGGAAGTGGACGTCGATTCAGGGAATCAACCCCGACCTAGTCGGCTACGACGAGCAGCCCAAGCTCTCGATCTTCCGCGAGATGGAGATGAGGCGACGCGGCAAACGCAAGACACGCTATATCGGTGCAGCCACCGCCACGCAGGGCATGAGCTGGATGTTCGACGAGGTTTATAAGCCGTGGAAAGAGAGACACGACAGCCTATCGGTGAGCGAGGACCAGGCTTTGCTCATGCAGGCACACTCAAAGTTTTGGGTTTGGCCCAAGGGTGGCATCGACGACAACCCGGGAGCTGACGAAGATGACAAGCATCACTATCACACGACGACATGGACCAGCGAGAAAGAGAAGCGGGTCCGCCTCTACGGGGGGTTTGAGGATTGGACAGGCGACCCGATCTTCAACGCGGAGGCGGTGGAACGACTTCGGGACCGGCTTCTCGAGCACAAGGAGCGTCGAAGTCTGCTCCAGTCCGGTATGCTGGTGGCGGGAACAAAGGGCAGGAAGCCCAAGAAGTAGCACCAAGGACACGGAGCAAACCCATGAGTCAAATTACCACGCGAGCGGGCAGCGTAGACGCCCACCTGAGCCAGCAACGGCTCCTCGGCATCCCGATCAACCTTTCAGGTGCTCTCGATGATGGTGACAACACCCTCATGGTCGGCGCTGCTGGAGCGATCACCCGCCTGTATATCAACATCAAGAGCGCGACCACGCTGATCTCCGGCATCACGACCGGCGCGGCACTCTCTGGCGGCGTCAAGCTGCTCACCATCCCCGAAGCCTTCCAGGTTGTCGCAGCCCGGATCACCGGCGTTGTTTCGCTCTCAGCCGCGACGGCTACGGCAGCCTCGGGCGAGCTTGCCCTTGGCTCGGTCCTTGGCTCGGGTGCAGCCGCAACGCTGACCTCGACCGAGGAGAACATCCACACCGCCAGCGCGATCGGGGCGATAGCAGCCGGCGTAGGCACCACCTACGACGCGGCAACCGTCCTCGGAACGATCGTGGGCTCTGTGGGCAACTCTACCGATATCTTCCTCAACGGGTCCAGCTCCGCGACTGGCACGGCGGCAGCCAATCAGTTGTTCAAGGGCCAAATCTCGGTCTGGATTCGCCCCTTGGCTCACCTGTGATTCGCAAGTGGTGGAAGAAACCGAAGCTCACGCCAACCGTGACGATCACCGACTACGACGGTGGGCAGACCGTGAGCGTCTGCTTCCCTCGTCGGGACGGGATCAGCCGCGTCTACCGGATGAACCTGAGCGATGGAGAAATAGCCGATAACGCCGGACCGTGGAAGGATGAGGTACGCGACATGCTCGTAGCCAACTGCCTGATGCACATCTCAATGGGCTACACCGACGACATGCAGCACAATCGAGCAAGGGGCAAGGATGGAAAGCCTGTTGACATATCGCCCGGATGAGCTGGTGAAGCTCAATCGGTTCAAGGTGCTCGACGGCGTCCCCGATGAGCTCTATTCCATCCGCCTCTACGACATCCCAAAGCCTGACCGGGTGTACGCGGCTGGCATCGACACCGCCCTGGGTATCAAGAAGAAAGACCGCGACACTATGGTCATCCTCGACCGCGAGACATGGCCCTACAAGGTCGTCGCCGTCGCCGTGGGTCATCTGGGCGAGAGCTTCCACAAGGTCGTCTATGGCCTGTGCCGCATGTTCTACAACAACGTGTTCATCGTCGCCGAACGCGCCGCGATGGGGCTGGCAACCCTGCGATCTCTTCGAGACCAGTACGCCTACACATGGCTCTACTACGAGGAGCTGCTCGACGAGGTCAGCAAGCAGCCGACCAACCGCCTCGGCTACGCCAAGACCAAGGGATCGAGCGACCCGTGCATCACGGCGCTCCGCCAGGCCCTCGTGCATGACGAGCTCGACATCCCAGACGAGGACCTGATCGACGAGCTGAGCAAGTGCCAGTTCAAGGCCCGCGACTCGATGGAGCCGGAAGAGGCCCTCGACGCAGACATGAAGGTCAAGCTCGCGCGTGGAGGCTCGCCCGATCTGATGATGGCTATGGCCTACGCCAACTACGCGGTCCGCCAGGTTGTCAACTTCCCAAAGCCCAAGCCCAAGTACGAGATCGGCACCGCTGGGCAGATCCTCGGACACGACGATTTGGAAGTGAAGCCGGCCCACGATTCCAAGAAGCCCGCATCTCCGAACCCATACGACCGAGCATCCAAGGCCACGAGCCTCGCGACTCTCGGGAGGAAGTAAGCCATGATCGACGTTACCGCCAAGAACCTCATGAACGAAGTGGAAGCGGCGATCCGGTTCCGGCGCGAGCACACCGAGGAATCGAAGAAGCAGATCGAGCTCTTCGCCGGCGAGAGCTACCGGACGAGCTGGGACATCGAAATCAAGGGCGACGTCAATCACCCGTTCGAGTTCGTCAGCGCCATACTGCCCCAGATCGTCAGCGCCAATCCAAAGGTGAAGGTGACCAGCCGCAGGCCACAGGTGCAGCGCGAGCTGGTTCAGGCCATGCAGCACGGGCTCAACCGCTGGATCGCGGACACGAACATCAAGAAGGTCGGCCGGCGGATTGCCCAGGACGGGCTCTTTAGCTTCGGCGTTGCCCTCATCACGATGGAGGCTTTGCCAGGGTACGAGGACAAGGAGGTCCCACCGCTCCGGCCGGCCGTCAAGCGGATCAGCCCGTTTCGGTACTTCCAAGACCACAAGGCCGGCGTGGATCAGCCCCGCTTCCAAGGCCATGCTTGGACCAAGGACAAGGAGGATCTTCTCAAGGAGAAGAACCCGGACGGCTCCCCCCGTTACATCAAAGAGGTCATCGAGCAGCTCAACACCGACACCGAGGAGATCGAGCACCGCGAGGACCGAGTGGGCTACAAGACCGATCTGGATTCGCCCAGCCGCAAGCAGGTTGTCGGCTACGAGGTCTACATCCCCGAGAAGGGCATGATCTACACGATCGCACTCCAGAGCACGGACAAGGGCAAGAAGGGCGAGGCTGTCTTTCTCCGCAAGCCCCGCAAGGCGTTCTGCCCGAAGTCTGGCCCCTACAAGGTGTTCGGGCTCTACGAGGTCACCGATCAGCCGTACCCGCTGAGCCCCCTGGCCGCGACAGCCGCGCAGGTGACCGAGCTGAACAGCCACCGATCCCAGATGCGTCGTCAGGCGGACACCGCCCGCCGGCTCCTTATGGTCGATGCATCCCAAACCGCACTCATCAACGCGGTCACCACCTACAACGACGGCACGGTCTGCGCGATCCCGGGCTTCAACAAGAACCTGTTCGAGGAGATCGAGCTGGGTGGTCCCAGCAACGAAAGCAGGCAGTACATCGCCGAGATGAAGGCCGAGCTCGATCAACTATCCGGTCTGACGCCGGCCCAGCGCGGCAAGATCACAGGAGCCACCGCCACCGAGGTCAACGAGGCTTCCGTTGGTACGGACAACCGGGTCGCGTTCATGCAAGACCGATTTCGCGATTTTATGATCGAGGTGCTCGAGACCGTCAGCTGGTTCATGTTCGAGAGCCATTCGATCGTGTTCCCTGTCCCGCAGAGCAAGGCAGAGACCGACGTTTGGAAGTGGGACAAGGAAGAGGACGATTCAAATCAGGAGGACGGGATCTTTCTCGGCGGAAAGCAGCCGGGGCAGGACGATTTCAGCTTCAACGATCTGGAGCTTGAGATCCAGCCTTACACGATGGAGAAGGTCGATCAGGCGATTCTCCAACGCCGGATGGAAGCCGCGTATCAGGTGCTCATGCAGGCCGCGCCGCTCGTGATGCAGTTCCCCTATCTCAACTGGCCGTCGATCTTCGACGACTACTTCGAGGCCCTCAACATCCCAGACGGCCGCAAGTACATCAACTGGATGAAGCTCGAAGAGATGATGAAGCAGCAGTACACCGCTGGCGCTCCGATGCAGGTCCCTGGGCTCGACGGTGCGAAGCCGGCGGACACGCAGGGCTTCAAGAGACCCCCGAATATGCCGGGTCAGCAGGTGCAATCTGGGGCATCGCCAACGGGAGAAGCTGATCCGGGTGCCGGCGGGGGTGGACGGACCTTTGAGCTTGCGAGTATGCTGGGCGGAGGAGCCACCGCTTGACCATCACCGGATACATCGTACCGAACGCCGAGACCAACCCGACCGCGTGGGTGTTCGAGTTCGTGCTTCCCTCGTGGGTGGCCGGCTCGGGCCGCGTCCCGATGGACTTCCCGCTCAATCTCAAGCCGGGCATCCCGATCTCGCAGATCGTGGAGGTCGCCGCCGGCGCCGCCCGCACGCTCACGGGCATGGGCAACACCCAGACCTACGGCGTCGTCACTATCGAAATCCCCATCTAGGAGCCAGCCATGGCCAAGAAGCCAAAGAAGCGGCAGAGCACACTCGACCGGATCAACGAGCGCCGCGTTGCAACCCAAGAGGTCGCCGCTCTCATGGGCACCCGTGGACGACGTCGCGGCACGACCGCCATGACCGTCGCCGAGAAGCGGGCGATCCGCAACAGCAAGAAGGGCAATCTCAAGGGACTCACCAAGCGCGAGAAGCAAAGCCTGTACGAACGCACCAAGCGGGCCCAGGACGAACGAGTTGCAGCAGCCAAACAAAGAAGGAGACGCTGACATGGCGAAGAAATGTAGTTGTGGGTCCAAGGGCTCAAGTTCAGCCAGAATACGGGGCAAGGCATCGGCCAGCACCGGCAAGCCCATGAGCACCCCCCGCAAGACCGCCAAGGCCAACAAGGGCATGGGTGCAGCGAAGCCGGCAAGCGGGGCGAGGGCTACGAAAATGGCCAAGGCTGCCGGGGCTCGCAAGGTAAGCCGGAAGCGCATGTACTGACCTAGCCTCAGACATGAAGCGCCGCTCATTCCTCCATCTGATCGCCTCGTCCGTTGTCCTGCCGACGATGATGGTCATGCCCAAGCGGGCTAGCTCGTCCGAGGAGCTCGACAAGGTGCTCGGCGGCTTCGACCGCCAGATCAGGAGCACGCTCTGATGGCTTGCTACGGGTACAAGAACCACGAGACGGGCGAGACTTTCGATATCCACCTGCCGATGTCGGCCGACAAGCCAGCGGCGATCGTGATGGTTGCTGGCGAATGGGAAGAGGTCGATCCAGATTCGCCCGGCGCGTTCGTCCGCGAGTTCGCTTTCGCGGGGGCGATCCGGGGTCACCAAGCCGGCATCATCCGCGAGAAGGGCCCACCAGTCTCGCGAGCTCTGCCCCCCAAGATGCGGAAGCCTGGCGACGGGTCCGAGGTCAAGAAGGTCGGCAAGCACTCGATCGTCAAGCATCGAGATGGCACACGGACCGACATGACCGGCAAGCGGATCATCGAGAACAAACAGGACAGGGCGAGGGCGTCAGACCAGACGGGCATGAAGTACGACAAGAACCTGTAGGCACTGGGGGTTGAAGTGGGCTAAGCTGGGAGCATGGGCACACTCAACCTCGATACCGTGGACTGGCAGGATCGCTTGATCGGTCAATCCGTTCGCTTTTACGACGTCAACCACAAGCACCAGCCGGATCGACCTCGCGCGGGGGTCATCGTCGGCCAGTCGGTCGATCGCGGGTGCTGCCATTTGGCGGTGTTTGCCGATCCCTCGCAGGACGTCAACCTCCCAAAGATCCGCCACGAGATGAATGTCTTGATGGTGACCGATCCCTCGATGCGAGTCCCTGGCATCACGAAGGTCGCGCTCCTGACGCCGGACCAGAACGTCCAGCCCTACCCATCGGCGGGTCCAGAGGCCGACGAGGACGAAGCCCGGGGCGGTCTGCACCTCAACGACATCCCCAAGGCCGAGCCGATCATCACGCTCGACAGCACCGATGAGGGCGCCACGAAGGCCGAGCCCGAATGGAATGAAACCACGGAGATCGAGGAGCCAGAAGCCACAGTTCTAAGTCAAAAGGTCAACTGGGCCGAGATGATCGAGAAGTGGGACTACGCCAAGAAACTCATCGCGTGCTGCTCCGAGTACCGCGTGCTCGACGATTCCACGATCGAGTTTGACGCCTACGTCGCCGGCGAGGACTTGCCCATCGTTCGGATTCTCCACCTGCAAGGCGAGGACGAGACCAGGACGGGCTACACGCTCCGCGTCGCCAACGCCGGCGGCAGGATGGCGCTGCACCTAGACGAGATCCTCAGCCCCACGAGGCAAGACTCAGAGATCAAGATCCTCATCAACGTCGCCGAGGCGATCATCAACAAGGTCAACAACTCCCCGACGCAGGAGGAGGCCAACACGCGGATCAAGGCGATCCTCAGCGACTACCGCAAGGGCCAGCTGACACTCGGAGCCTGACCAGCACCGGGGAGAAAGAGCTTCTTCGTGAGAGCCGGTTGGCCATAGCCGGCTCCAAATAGAGCCCCCGCTTGCTTTCCTAGGCAGGTGGGGGTTATTCTTTGAGTGCCAGGCGGGAGGGCAAGGATGCCCAACCCCGACAAGTGGAGAAGTCATGGACGACGAATCGACCACAACCGCGCCCGAGGGTCTGCAAGAGGACACCGCTGAGAATCGGATGAGCCAGCTAATCGTTGGGCTTACATCTACTCCAGCGCCCAAGCAGCAGGACCAACCGGACGCATCGGTCGATGATGAACCTTCCGACTCAGAAGCAGCACAGCCCGAAGGCGAATCTGAGGAAACCACTCAGAACACAGGCGACGACGGCGAATCAGATCAGTCCACGCAACCGGAGGCGACCGACTACTCGGCCACCCCCGAGGGGCGTCAGCGGATCGAGCTTGCCAAGTCTGCGCTGAAGCGCGATCGGTGGTCCAGTGCAGAGATCGAGGCCCTGAGCCCCGCAACTCTCGTACAGGTGGGCGAACGGCGCCGTGAGGCACAAGCAGAGAACGACCGGCTCGGCAACCGTTTACACGAACGGGAAGCCGAACTCGAAGAACTCAGGCGTGAACACGGCATCGAAGATGGATACAACGACCCGGAGCTGGATGAGCTCGCACAGTCAAACCCGGAACTCGCTCGCCGCATGGCGGAGAGAATCCAGGCCGCTGACGACGCATCCAACCAGGCCGATATCCTTGCTGTTGAAGAGACTCTGCAATCAGGCATGACGGACCTCCAAGAGAGCTACCCACAACTAGCTACCTCGGAAGTCAGGGAACGGGTGATTCATCGGGCCGCAGCTCTCGCACGAAGCGGGGCCTACGAGAACCGAGAAGCATCCGACGATCTTGTCCTTGAAGTGCTTGAGACCGCCACGCGGATCGAGCTCGGCGAGGGCACCATGCACACAGCCCAAACCAAACTCCTGAAACAGAACCACGAGCAGCGCCTAGGTCAGCCGGATGTCGGCAACGCCACAGAGGACAAGTCCGCCAAGGACCCCGAAGATTGGGCCCTTGAACAGCTGGAGAAGGGCGAAATGACGCCCGACCAGATCAACAAGCGGTATAACCAGATGCTCGTCTCTGGCTAGAGGACGGTGAGGGCTCCTTTTGGAGCTTGCAATGAGCAACCCCACCTTTTCAGACTTTCTCAAGACCACCGATCAGAAGGTCATCACGCCCACGACCGAGATCCTCAACGAGGCGGTCAGGCAGACGTATATGTACTCTTCGATGCTGCGTGGCAAGCGGGCCGGGCAGATCCTCCAGGGCGGTAGCTCGCTCACGGATCGCGTCCAGTTCGAGGACAATGGCTCGTTCATGTTCTACACCTCCGGGCAAGAGCTGAACCCCACCACGAAGCAGACCCTCCGCACGGTCACCTTCAACTGGCGATTCTCCAAGGCCGACTACTCGTGGAATGACGAGGAAGTTGACCTCAATGAGGGAGACTACAAAGTCCAGTACAAAGAGCTCAAGCTGAGCTACGAGCAGGGTGCGTACACCTCGATGGTCAACGGCATGGAAGATGCCCTCTGGGCAGTTCCCAACGCCGACGTCATGGAGGACAACGACGGCTCGGACGCCTACTCGATCCCCGCGTTCTTCGATGAGCTTGGTTCGACTTTCCACTGGCCTGGCTTCACCAACATCGGCGGGCTCGACCCTGGAATCGAAACCCGATGGCGCAACCAGACGCAGCGTTACGACCCGCTCCAGCTCGACGACGAGGACGAGGGACTCCTCACCGCGTTCGATCGAATGTGGCTCAAGGTCAAGTTTGATGCTCCTGACACGGCTTCGCGTTACTTCGAGGACGACAACCTCAACGCGATGAAGATCGTGACCAACCTGAACGGTCACACCATGTACAAGGCCCGCCTCCGAGCCGGCAACGACCGATTCATCTCGCCACAGGACCCCGCGTACAACGCGCCCACCTACCAGGGTGTACCGCTCAAGTACATCGAGGCCCTCAACGACGCGCTTCTCGACCAGAACGCTCTCGCCAATTCGAGCGTAAGTCAGGCTTGGCAGGACGGCGAGCCCCGCTTCATGTTCATCAATTGCAAGTACCTGTACCCGATCTTCCACAGCAAGCGGTTTATGTCGAAGAAGGGACCGATCGACGGTGGCGTCAACATGCCATTCAGCCATGCGGTCTACTTCCGCTCGTACTACAACCTCTTCTGCCGTTCGCGTCAGCGTCAGGGCATCATCTCGCCGTTCGCACCCGCGAACAGCTAAGGGCGTCACTCACACCAGCACGGAGCCCTAGAGGGCTCACAGTCAAGGAATTACCAAATGGGTAAGCCAATCAAGCGCGTGGGTGACACATTCACGCTCGTCCAGGTCATCGCGATCAATCGCGGCGGCGCGGTCGTAAAGGGCCAGGTCAAGCAGTTCGATCTCGATGCGTCCGACGCAGCGGTCACCGGCGGCTTCAACCTCGCCAGCGAACTCAACGTCATGGGCAACCTCGTACCGGCCGACACGGTCGGCATCGCGTCCGGTTTCCCGATGGCCGTCGCCATGAGCAACATGGACGACGACGCGGCTGGTCTCTGGACTCTCGAAGGTCCGGTCGATGTCGCTATGGCCGATATCGATGTCGATGCCAACTCGATCATCGCAGGCGACGGCGTCACAGTCGGAAATGCAGCTGCCTTTGTCGATGAAGTCACGGCAGCCGAGCGGCTCTTCGGGGTTGCTCTCGAGGCCGCTGGGGCAGACTCCACCATTGACGACAATGGCCGTCTAGTCGATGCTTCCAGTCACCGCCGGCGTGTGCTCTGGTTCGGCGGTCGCCCCGGAGGCGGCTGGACCATCGCAGCCAGTTAGGAACCACTATCGGCGCCGGGGGAAACCTCGGCGCTGATCTTTATGCTCACGGTCAAGAAACACCTCGACCTCATGAAGCACGCCCTGGGCAAGACGCCCGACTCGCGGCATCTGCTTCTGGACACGTTCAACCGCGCAGGGCGGGCTCTGTACGTCGAGCACCCTTGGAGCTGGCGTCACGCCTCGCCCGTGGTCCTCGATGTCCCTGCCTCCAGCCAGCAGGCCCTTCTCCCGATGGACTTCGGGCAGATGGTCAACGTGCAGAGCACCAACACAAACGTCTTTCGGGTGTACCCGACCACGATGTCCCAGATCATGCTCCTCCGCTCGGATCAGGTGTACGACGCCAATAGCCTCTGGATTGCCTTCCGGGTCAACGGCGGGCAACCCACGACGACCAGCTACGGCAATCAGCAGCCGGTAGCCGAGATATTCCCGACGCAGGCGACGGCTCGCACGGATATCAAGCTGCACTACCTGACGCGGTGGGTGGACTTCGACGACGAGACTCTCGATGCAAACGACGTCCCGCCGATCCCGGCCGAGTTCGAGCACGCGCTGACCCTCTGGGCCCGCAAGTTTGCGGCCGAGGTGGAGAACCGTGAGCAAGGGGTCGCGGTCGAGACCCAGATGCTCCGCGAGGAGCTCGATCGCCTCAAGAATTACGACGGCTCGCTCCAGGTCAATATGGGCCAGCCCCGTCACAGTGTCGGCAGCTACGCGGTTGGCGCGGGTCGGCCCTTCTCGCGAATTGGTCCCAAGACATAGGAGATCCCGCCATGAGCCGGACACAAACTAAAGCGGTCATCAACAGCGTCACCATGCAGGGCTTCCAGTTGCCCAAGATAGCACCAGCAGCAGCCGGCATCACCGGGCGATGGGCCCACGACTACGCGGGTGGGGCGATCCGCTCCCGCTTCGAGTTCCAAGCTGACACGCTCGTCTTTGACGTCGGCGCCGACAATACCGACCTTGCGGACGGCATCAACATCATCGACCTCCCCGCCGGCTTCTATCATCCGATCATGGGCCGCTTCAAGGGCTCGCTCAAGAACAGCCTCGCACTTGGTGAGAACGCAAACGGCGAGCTGGGCGTTGGTACGGTTGTCGGCTCTGGAGCCGTTGCCACACTCTCTACTGCCACATTTGAGAACTTCATGCTCGGTACCGCGATCACGGCGATCACGGCTGGCGCAACTGTTGACCAGAACATCGCCAACGCCACAATTGTCACGCCGGTACTCGGATCGGCATCGGCGGCGACGAGCCTGTTCCTCAACATCGCGGCGGCTTTCTCGGACGAAGCGGCGGCTCACAAGATCGTCATCACCAAGGATTCCATCCTTGAGCTGATCTGGGCTGGAGTTCCTGCGGACGTTGCCAAGGCATGAGTTCAACGGCGGCACACCAACACGCCGCCGACTTCACTGGCTTCGACAAGCTCCGGTACCTCGACTTCATTGTCACGGGTGACGGATCAGCTCGGGCCGTGTGGTCCGGCGACGACGGCGAAGCTCTTGGTAACCTTGACAAGGTGCTCCCTGAGCGTCGGCTCGTGGTTCGCCGTATCCAAACCAATATACAGTCAGAGGTGACAGTCATCGGTGGATCAGGAAGCAAGACAATCACCATCGACGATGTTCAGCCACCGACAACAACGGGCTTGGGAAACATTTTGCTCTCGCTCACGGCGCTGACGCTGAACATCAAGAAGAACGACTCGATTGTCGATTTCTACTCGGACCAGATCGACAACGCAAGGCCACAGATACGCTTCCATGCCGTCGCAGCAATCGGCAACCCGACCGGCTGGACGGGGCAGATCAGATGTCGTCTGGGCTATCAGATGGTTCACAAGTTCGCCGACCTGCCAGATAGCGAGGCGTGAATGAAAGACTATCGTGGGAGTGTCGTGTCTCGACACACCGGGATGGGCCGTCAATCGATCAAGATGCTCAGAATCACCCCCGGGCCAGCAACCGAGTGGCCGATCACCCTTGGAACGAACAACGAGCTCGTTTTCACCAAGATCAGGATCAGGATCATCGAAGCGGTCACCTTCTCCCTCACCCCGGACTTTCCGGGGGTCGGCATCGGTTGGTCATCGCAGACAGGACAGAGCGACAACTGCTTCTATGCCGTGCGGTTGGATACAAGCCTGTACGACGTACCAAGACACCAGACCGAGAACCACAACCACATCCACATCGAGACAAGCCCGCCGGTTCCAAACGATCAGCTCGTCTTGAGGCTCGGCAGTTACACCAGCCAAGTCGAGATCGACGAGGCTTCAATTGTTGCCGGCAGAATCAGGGCCGAGATTTGCTGGAGAGCGCTTGACGAGTGGGGCGACCTGCCCGACGCATAGGAGCCGATATGAATAATCCGTTTCCGATGGCTTTCCCTATGCTCGGGATCGACCGGGGCACGCCTCCCAGCGAGATCGAGCCCGGAAAGTGTCTCGAAGCTCGCAACGTCCGCCCGTTCCCTCCCGTGAGCGACCGTCAGGGCGGCGGTAAGCGTCCCGGCACCGCCAAGGCTATATCTGACATCGCCGGCACTACGTCAACACGCAGGATCAACCACCTCGACGTTCTGACCCAAGCCAGCGGCATCCCCTCGGGCTCCAACGGCGTCGCTACGGCGGTAGACACAACGGTCGGCGGGGTGACCTTTGCGAACGTGACGGCTGGTACCCCGTGCGATCTGGGTGCGGATCTGGAGAGCGGTAGCATCACGAGCCGGGTCGAGGGCCGGAACCTCAGCTCGGGAACATCGCCGGACGCCATTGACGTCGGCGGTGGGCAGATCGAGATCGATTTCGGGCGTGAGAGCGCGGGGAACAACGGGGTGGCCTACCTCAGCCCACGATTCCGGTGCATCAACGAAGTCACGGCAACGCTCAGGGCGATCGGCACAGTCACCGCGATCAGGTGCGCCACGGACCTGGAGTGTACGGAAGTTGGCCCATTCGTTCGGGGCGACGACAAGCTCAATACCATCTACGCGGCTCGTCTGGCTTATATCGCCACATCCAATAGCGTGAGGCTTGAAATCGTGTCCATCGTCCCGGGTATTCCGCCGACGATCACGGTTCTGGCTAGCTCGTCAGAGTTGCTCATGGACGGCTCGGCAACCGAACGCGACGACCTGGAGATCAACATCACCGACGACGGCGCCACCATCGTCGCCACGGTCACATGGCCTTCAATGGCAGCTGCGGCGGTCGTCCCTGCGTTTGGCGATGGAACCTTCCAAGTCTCATACTCGTCCACCGACGATAACGACGGGCGCCGGGTTGGTATGTACTGCACGGGGTTCAACTCTCAGCACACGCGGCGGATCAGGCGGCTGCAATACACTAAGTTTGTACCGGCAGCCCGCCAGGTGTTCCACACGATCAACCCAGGGCAGGACGGCGGCGCTAACTACTTCCTGCCCGCCGGCCTGACAGGCATGACCAAGACGGACGGAGGATCTCCAACCTTTACGGTCAGCGCCGACCCGTACACATCGGACACCTATGCCGACAAATGGCCCCAGGTTGACAATGGCAACAACCTCGTCATCTTCGACCCGTCACCCCTCAGTAACGAAAGGGTCAGCGCCGCGATCGACACGGTGGGACCCGAGGACGGATCGAGGCTCGGCGTCTTGGTCAGCGTTCTGGAGGCCCATCAACTTACGGACGACATGGCAGGGGCGATCTTCCGATGTAGCTCAGACTTTGGGACGTTCGTTTCGATCCATCCCGATGTCACTACCACTGCGGCATCAGGAGACAACCAGATCCAGCTTCGAAGTTGGGATATCAGGGCCAGCATCGACTCGACGAGCGAGACGATCACATTGGACAACATATCCCCCGCCGATGAGGTGTATATCCCGACGATCCACGCTGACGGCGGTCAGCTGGTGTACACGGACGACGGGACGACGATCCGCGTGTATGTAAATAACCTGCTGGTTAACAGCAAGGACCTGTCAACGCTCCCGGGCTGGACAACTGCGATAGCCGACGCCCTGGAGGGCAATACGCTTTGCGGGATCACCACGAGCGCCGATGCTTCCGCATCCATAACAAGATCGAAGGTCGGCACCTGCCGCATCGTTGCCGGCGAGGAAGCTACGACGGTTGACGTCTCGGAGGTGGAGCCCAAGGTGCTCGTTTGCACCGAGGACCTGAATCAGATCGGCGACCTGCTCAACGACACCATCGTCTCAACAACTGGCGGGGGCTTCTTGAATCCGCTCGTGCAATCGTTTAGCTTCAATAAGAAGTTCTACGCCGTCGATGGAGCGAGCGCCAAGATCATCGACCCGGTAGCCCTGACGACGGTGGACTGGACCGACACGGTTGGCGCGGCGAGCATCGCTGGATTTAGGCTCTGCGCGCTGTACAAGCAATCGGCAATGCTGGCTCGATCCGCAGACGACCCAACCCTGATCTTTGTCTCTCGCCGGTTCGTCCCGACCGACTTCGATTTCGGCGCCGATCCAATCGCCGACACGCCCTTCGACTTCTCAGCAGATGGGAGCCCGGGAGCACCCGACAACGCGATCACCTGCCTCGCTCCTTATCAGGACGACTATTGCATCGTCGGCACGAGCAACACGCTGGAGCTGGTTGTGGGCGACCCTCGCAGGGGAGGCACGCTCGAAAACCTGACTCGATCGACCGGGATCATCGGGCCGAGGGCCTACTGCTTCGACGGCAAGGGCAATTTCTGGTTCCTGGGCACGGGTGGTCTGCATGTCTGGCCCAAGGGTGGGATGCCCGAGGTGTTCGGCAACAAAGCCCTGTACAAGAAGCTGGAGCGGATTGATTCCGCTTCAAACCTGATCCAAATGGCCTACGACAAGTTCACGAACCTGGTCCACATCGACATCACCCCGACCGATGGCACGACGGCTGGCGTCCATGTCATCGTGAACCCGGAAAACGGCGGCTTCTTCGAAGATCAGTTCCCGGTCGATCATGGGCCCTGGGCGGTGGCCGAGAGCTTCGGCGCCACGGATCAGCTTCGCCGGTTCATCATGGGCGGCAATGACGGGTATATCCGATGGTTCAAGGACGGCACCACGAGCGACGACGGCGCGGCGATCGAGACCTATGTGGAGTACGCCCCGATCCCCGACGCCGGTGGACGGGTTGAGACGATGCTGAGTGAGATGCAAGCGGTTCTGAGCCC